TCTAGACGGTAGGGAAAGACCTACAAAAACTAAATAAAAATAGCGCAAAAATTTTCAGCTGAAGAAAGTAAATATCTTTTTAATTAATCCAAATAAATGGCACATCAAAGTTCAACCAACCCATCACAGGTTGTCCAGTTAGGTCAATCAAACCTGACTGGTGATACAAGAGCACTTTACCTCAAGCTGTTTTCTGGAGAGATGTTCAAAGGTTTCCAGCGTAACACAATCGCTAGAGACTTGGTTATGAAGCGTACCTTGAAGAACGGTAAATCTTTACAGTTCATCTTCACTGGTCGCACAACCGCTGAGTATCATACCCCAGGAAATAGCATACTAGGTAACAGTGATAAGGCTCCTCCAGTAGCTGAGAAGACCGTCACAATTGACGATCTACTTATCAGTTCAGCATTCGTATATGAATTGGATGAGACACTTGCACACTACGACCTACGTGGTGAAATCTCTAAGAAAATTGGTTACTCTCTTGCAGAGAAATATGACCGTCTAATCTTCCGTGCAATCTCTCGTGGAGCACGTAAGGCTAGTCCAGTTGCAGCAACAAACTTCGTAGAACCAGGCGGAACACAAATCCGTGTAGGTACAGGTAATGCTGACGACTCAATCAACCCTGATCTTCTCGTGGCAGCATTCTATGATGCAGCTGCAGCACTAGATGAAAAGGGAATAGGCTCTGACGGCAGAGTAGCCGTACTAAACCCACGCCAATACTATGCTCTTATTAAAGGACTAGATGGTGCAGGTCTAGGTGCTTACTTAGTTAACCGTGACAAGCAAGGGGATGCTCTCCAATCAGGTAAGGGTATCTATGAAATTGCTGGAATCAAGATCTACAAGTCTATGAACGTACCTTTCTTCGGAGAGTACGGTACTAAGCTTGGTGGAGCTGCTTCTGGTACTGTTCCTGGCATCACAGATGTAGGAAACAAAGGTTCCTTCACACAGGTATCCGTTGAAGATGCTCGTAATTCAGTTACAGGTATCAACAATGAGTATGGTACACAAGCCAACTTCGTAAACTCCTGCGGTCTGATCTTCCAGAAGGAAGCGGCTGCTGTAGTGGAAGCAATCGGCCCACAAGTACAAGTTACCAGTGGTGACGTATCCGTGATTTATCAGGGTGACGTTATACTAGGTAGGTTGGCTATGGGAGCTGACTATCTAAATCCAGCAGCTTCTGTTGAGCTATATGCTGGTACTGGAACTGCACCTGCTGCATTCTAAGTTAATAGTTAATCAACATACGAGGGGAGCTTCGGTTCCCCTTTTTTTATTCACAAATATTTATACCTATGGCTTTTCCAACCACAAACGCTACAAAAGAATTACCAGCTATAAATCAAATACTGTCGTCTTGTGGTCAGGCACCTGTAACCACGCTAGACACTACCAACCCAGACGTTGCGATAGCATACGACACATTGTTACAGGTAAATAGGGAAGTCCAAGCAGAAGGATGGACCTTTAATAGAGAAAATCATTATGAATTTACACCATCTGCAACTCTTGTAGGAGGTGTAGCACGTAATGAAATAGATATAGCTAGTAATATATTACAAATTAAACTAACAGAAAATACAGCAAACATAGATTATGATGCTGTTAGAAGAGATGGTAGATTATATGATAGAGCACATCACACATACAAGTGGCCTGACCACGATACAGTAGAATGTGATGTGATATGGGAATTTGACTGGGTAGATATACCAGAACCTATACAAAACTTTATTGTATCAAGAGCTGCTAGTTTAACATCTCAAAGAATTGTAGGAGATAGATCACAATATGATATGCTTCAACAACAAGAAGCATTTGCTAGATCTACTGCTTTAGAATATGAGACACAACAAGGTCAGTATTCTATATTCGGACACCCATACGATAAAACTAACTACTATAATAGTTACAAACCGTTCCAAGCCTTAGCACGATAATGCCAGCAGTTACACAACGAGTAGATAATTATCTCGGTGGAGTATCCAGACAAGCAGATGATAAGAAATTCCCTGGTCAAGTCAGGGAGTGTCTTAACAGTTATCCAGATCCTACTTTTGGTCTCACTAAAAGACCAGGTTTTAAATGGATAAAGAATCTAGGTTCAGGTACTACATATGATAATGCTAAATGGTTCTATATAGCTAGAACTAAAGATGAAAAATACATAGGATGTATTACACCTAAACCTAACAGTGGTTACGGTGATATAGATATATGGAATGTAGATGGAACAGTTTGTACTGTAACATTAGATACATCTACAACAGTTAATGCAGAGAATTATTTAACAGGTTCTAAGCTAAACTATGATGTACTTACTGTACAAGAAACATCTATCATTACAAATAATCTAATTACTGTTGCAAAAGAAGCTGATCCTACATTCAATACACTTAGGAAAGCAACACTTGTATTAAGTGGTTCACCAGTTAGTAACACTTATACAGTAATAATAGAAGGTAATACAATTACACATGGTAGTGGTACAAGTAGTACATATGATACTATCTTAACTGCATTAAAGAATGCTATTGATGCTCTAGGTTTATCTGGAGTAACAACCACTAAATATAGAGAATCTTTACATATAAGTGATAGTAACTCAGCTATATCTATCAGTGCTACTGGTGGTCAAGGTGGAGATGCTATATATGTATTTCAAGATCAAGTAGATAACTTAGGTCAATTACCAGCTCAATCCTTTAATGGACATTTGGTAAAGATCATGAATACTACCTCACCAGATGATACATGGTTCGCTAAGTTTGTAGCTGATAATGGTACTTCAGGCCCAGGTCACTGGGGAGAAGGTAAGGATCCAGCTAAATCTAGTGGTTTAACTGCGTCTACAATGCCACATGAATTAGTTAATACTGGAACAAATACCTTTACATTTAGACAGGTTAGCTGGACAGCAAGAACAGTAGGTGATGATAAAACAAACTCTCATCCTAGTTTTGTAGGTAGTAAGATAAACTCAGGTTTCTATTTTAATAATAGATTAGGGTTCTTATCTGAAGATAATATATCCATGAGTCAGTCTCAGGACTTCTTTAATTTCTATCATACATCAGCACAAACAGTAACAGATGCTGATCCAATAGATCTAACTGCTTCTACTATTAAACCTGCTACTTTATATTCTGTATTACCTACTACTCAAGGTTTACTCGTATTCAGTAAAGATCAACAGTTTATGTTGTCTTCTGATACAGGAGTTCTAACACCTACTACAACTAACGTTAAAGTCATAGCAAACTATGATATGGATACAGAAGTTAGTCCTGTAGATATGGGTGGTATCATACAATTTATCAGTAAGACACCTAGTTATACACGTACCTTTGGTATGCAAACCTTTGGTCAAGATGATAACCCTAAGATACTAGACGTCGGTAGAGTAGTGAATGAGTGGGTTCCATCTACAGTAGATACATTAATAGCTAGTCCACAGAATAAATTCATAGCACTATCAGATCAAAGCTCAAGATATGTATATTTTTATAGAACATATAGTGATGGTAAAGAGACTCTTGTTGAAGCTTGGTTTAACTGGCAACTACCAGGAAATGTACAGACAGTTGCTGTTGACTCAGATGATTTATATTCAGTTACTAAACAAGGTACTCAGTTTACTTTATCTCAAGCTAGTTTAAGCCAGAGTCCTTCAGATGCTATCATTGTAAATAATCAAGGTCAACGTATTAACCCTTGTATGGATCTATATGCTACAGCAAGTGCTGTGTCATATGTAACAGCAAGTGACTTTTCTAAATGTTATATACCATGGGATAATATAACTGGGTTAACACCTGTTATAGTCATTAAAGGTACTACAGCTACAGGTCAGTTCATTGAATCTGGATTCACCACTACACCTACAATCGCTTCGGAGACTGCTTGGCAAGCAAATACAGCTTATGCAGTAGGAGATATTGTAAGTAATGATGGTGATAAAGTATACACTTGTGACCAAGCTGGTACTTCAGCAGGTTCAGGTGGGCCCACAGGTACAGGAGCTAACATTACAGATAATACTGCTAGATGGGATTATACTAGAACTGGTAGTACTTACTTTAAAGTACTTAGAAAGGACTTATCAAGTGTTGCATCTGATGTAGTAGTAGGTTGGAAGTATGATTTTGATGTTATACTACCTAAAACTTACTTTAGATTAGATAAACAGATGGAAGAATCAGACTTTACTGCTACCTTAACTGTTAACAGAATGAAGTTTGCATTAGGTTTATCTGGTGTATGTGGATTTAAACTAAAATCTACAGGTATCAGACAAGGTAAAAAGGAATATACTGGTGATGGAAGTACTACTATATATAACTGGATTGATGAAGACTTATCTTATGTGGATGAGGATCAAGTTAAAGTCCAATTAGATGGAGTTGTTACTACAGCATTCACTGTATCTGGATTAAACCAGATTACATTTAATACAGCACCAGCTACTAACGTAAAAATTTTAATATATCTTGATGAATGGTATAACTTAAACCCTACTACTATAGCTGATACTTACTTAGGTAATGATATTGCTATTAAAGAACAATCAGTAGTACAGATACCAATACATCAAAGAACAAATAACTTCCAACTTAGAATCTTTAATGACTCACCATTTCCAGTGTCTTTAAACTCTATGATGTGGGAAGGTCAATACTCACCAAGATTCTATAGGAGGCAATAATTATGTCATGGGTAGGACCAGCTATAAGTGCTGGAGTAAGTGTAGTTTCATCTATCATAGGTGGTAGAAGTCAAGCAGCTGCGGCACAAGAACAAGCCATAGCTCAAAATGAAGCTACAATACGTCAATGGCAATATGATTTAGACCAGTGGTCTATGAAAAAGAAACAGCTTCAAGCAGAAAGACAAGAAGCT